ATTGTTAATAGCTTTTTGGAAATTGGTAGCAACTTTAGCGTTTTGATCTGCGTACAAATCACGAAACAATTTTCCAGCAACAGGGTCTTTTGCGTGTTCCCTTGCCCAATTTACATCGCCAAAATCCCTGGTCAGCTGACTTCTTTCTAAGTCCATTGGCTCCCACAAATCTTGAGCATTAGCTTTACGCACAGAAACCTTATCAGCTTCAGCCGCACCAATGCTACGCAAATTTGGGTTTGCTTCAGGCTTCATTGTTTCTTTTAGCGTTTTAAACTGTTGTTGTACTTGTTCTTTAGCTTTGCCAACATTTTCAGCGCCCTCAATAGCCGCAGTTTTTACTTTACCAGTGCCTTCAGCAACAGCTTTTCCGACAACTGGTGCTAATTTGATACCAGCCGCTTGTGCATACCAAGATACTTCGTCTTTGGGTAATCCTGTTTGTTCAGCTATGTATGAGATTGGTTTGTCAGCATATTGAGCAATCGTACCCAATATTTTTGTAGCAACTTCTTTTTGATATACGGGGTCATTAGTGATGCCCATTGCTTTACCAACAGGATGACTAGCAAAATCCGCTACACGATTCAATACGTCTGTACCAGCCGTAGAATTAGTCAAATAATCTGCCGCTTTAGCAAATGGTGTAGCAACAAATTGTCCAGCGCCCAATAGACCGCCATAAGCAACGTCAGCTTTTGCCGCAATGTCTTTAGCCCACCATTCAGGGTTGTATATTGTTTCACCAGCAGTTTTTTTCAATTCTTGCGTTGTTGGCAAAGTAATTGACGGGGTTGTTTTGGCTGTTTTTTGTGCTGTAACCGTGCTAGGAGGCGTTAAATATTTAAGTCCAGGAACATCTATGTCATCAGCTTGAGCCGTGACAGTACCAGGTTTTAATTCAACATGTACGGGGTCTTTTGCGCCAAACGGTCTGTGCAAATCGTATTTGTCTAACAATTCGTTGGGCACAGTTGGCAACAAATCAAAAGCGTCTCCGCTTTCGTGTTTGCTAGTACCAGGAAATGCGACTAAATTACCTTTTTTACCACTAGCAATCCAAGCATCATATAATTTTTTTTCTTGATCGTATGTGCGTGATTTGCTTGTGATTGGCAAATCCAAACCTTTTGGGTTAAGGTCTTTGCGTGTTTTCCATTCGTCATTAAGCCTTGAAATACGATCTTGTAAATCAGAATTGATGGGGGGCGCTTCAGTAGCTGGAGCAGTTGTAGCTGACGCAGTAGGTGCGACAGGCTTCAAATACTTGAGACCAGGTACGTCTACATCATCAGCTACGTCTGTCATTGGTATTTTCCTTGCTCAAGACGATGAATTACTTTAGCATCATTTACAAATTTTGTGTATGCGCTTGGCGACATATTTTTAGTCAAATCTTGTATGCGTGCTGTTTTTTCTTCATCAGGCAAATTAGAATTTGCAATGTTATCCATTTGGAATATTTTTGAATCATAAGCATTAGACCATGCTGATTTGAATCTTCCTTCATGAATACTAGCATTGATTTCGCCACGCTTTTCACGGTAATTTTTAACAGCAGTAGCATACTTATCAGCCGCACTTGCTTGAGCATCCGCCCTTTGCAATATGTCTTTAAGTGCTTCATTCGATATTTTGGCACTACCGCTTAGTTTTTCAGCATCGGCAAAAGAAGCATCAGACCGATTCAAGCCCATTGTGTTTGCATTAGAAACAAGCACACCAGCCAAGTTTTTAGTTAAACGATCTAATTCTGGGTTTTCAAACACATATTTGCCACCCGCTTGCAGTTTTTGAGTAAGGGTACTACCTTTAGCCGCATCAATAGCGTTCGTTGCGCCTCGCACGTATTCTTTAGCTTCTTGAGCCTGTTGTTGAAGTGCGGGTAATTTGTTAAAGTTTTCTTGACCAGCTTTGAATAAACCTTCTTGAACTGGATTGAGTTGTAACGGTTGTGCTGGTCCACTATATGTAAGATTTGGGTCTTCGTTAACAATTTTAGGCATTCCAGGCGCACTAGCTGGTGGTTTTGTTTGTGGTGTTGTTCCTCCAAATTGACCAACATTAACTTGAGGTGCGCCCCCAGTAGCAGAAGGTGTTGTTGTGACGGGCACTTGTTGACCGCCAACTGTGGCAACATTTGTTGTAGGAGTAAATGCTGTTTGTTGTTGTGGCAATGTAAGCAACTGATTAGCCGTACCAATAGCAACAGCGGGTAATTTTGAATGATCTCCAACCATCATCAAATTACCTTTAGCCGCATCAGCGTATTGTTTCATTGAAGGACTATCGGGAAATGCTTTAACTAAATTGTCTAAAGCACTAGCATATTCTTTTGGGTCTGTTACGTTAGCACGCCCCAATGCGCCATAAGTAGACGCAACAATTTCTCTTTCGTTTTGACTAAATTTAAGTTTAGCGTCTTTAGCAAGAGTATTGTTTTGAGCAAGTGTAGACAATTTACTTAAATGATCTGTTCCTGTCATTGGCGCAATAATTGGTATAGCTTTGTTGGCTTTAGTCAAATCTATGTCGCCATTTTCGTCCATGTAATTTTTTGGGTCTTGCATGAACGCATTGAGCTTTATTTGTTCTTTGTTGCGAATTGTTGCTTGTGATGCTTCAATATCTTTCATTAAAGCGCTAGATTGAGCCGATTCAGATTCAGCTTTAGCTTTTTCAATCATAGCTGGGTACAGCTCTTTCATTTTCTTTAGCTCATACCCTTTTGAAGCCATGTTCAGCATATCGCTGAGTTTCATTTGCTCAACTTGTGGTGGTTTGGCTTGTATCGCTGAAGTATCAAAATTAAAAGATGCCATAATTTATCCTATTGCGTTCAAAATAGCGGGTAACGTAACAGCATTAGAGTAAGCCTGTCCAGCACCTTGAATGCCGCTTGAAATTGCGTTTGCCGAGCCTGTAATACCAGCCGCAGTAGCTTGTGCGCCACCAACTCCTAGCTGGGCAACGTTTGTAGCCGTACCAGTAGCCAAATTGCTAAGACCGCTAACAGCATTTTGACCAATCTGAGCAACAGAAGCAAGTCTATTGAATATGTTGGATTGAGACGTTTGCTGTTGATTAAACCCTTGTTGTTGCTGTGTCATGTAATTGTTTAACGCATTTTGATATGCATTACTAGCGTAATCTTCAGCAAATTTTGTATTAGCTGTGTTTATGTTAGAACCACCCCCACCTACATTCATGGCTTGAGACTGCGCTCCAAGACCTTGCTGTAACATAAACTGATAATTTGGCGCTAAATTAGCGTTTAAATCTTGTGCTGTAAAAGGTTTATATTGTGCTGGTGCTTGTGTCAAAGACGGCATAGCCGCATTCAAATTAGCTAATCCTGTTACACCAGTTTGCAAATATGGCGTGTAATTTGGAGACAATGCTTGCAAATTAGCTTGCATTTGTTCCTGACCAGCCGCAGTTGAATTTGCAACAGTACTAGCCGCACTTTTTGACGCTTGACTTGCTATGTAAGCGCCTGCTAATGAAGTGCCTCCAACGATTGCCGCCGCAGTTATAAATGACATACTAACTCCCTAAAACTTTTGTTTTCAAGACGTTTCCTGGGGCATACATTGACAACTCATCAGGCTCAACCAGGTCTGTTTCAATTTCATCAATATTGGTTTTATCGGTAATGTGTACCGTAATTCCAATGGCATCTGTTAATGCTAAAGTAACACGTTTAGTGCCTGTTTTGCATTCAATTATATCGCCCGCACTCAGTTTACGCATCCCTTTTTCTGTCCAAGCAATAATCTCTCCTTTGGCACACATAAAAAAATGTTCTTTTTTGTGTACTTTCCCGACAATCAACGTTCCAGCTTTTCTTGGCAATTTTCGGCAATACATACCACCGCTGAAATAATGTTCAGTATCAAATACTGGTTGTTCCATTTTCGCAATTTCAGTCTGTAATTGTTCAATCTCTTGACGGTTTGGGACTTTGGCTAACTGTTCCAAAACTTCATATTGATGCTTAGAATCATCGGAATCAAACGATAATTCGCTACTGGGGGTAAGTACAAGCTCCATCAAAATACACCTCCAGAGATGCCGCCTATTGCGTTTAAAGTGCCATTTATATATTCGTTTCCGTTTATTGTTTGTTGACCAGTTGTAGTTTGAATAAAACTAGGATTTTGTAACCACAACAGCCAAGGTAAAGACGGTCTTCCAGTTGTTTGATCAAGAAATTGTCCTTGTGGAATGTTGATGTTGGAATTTGGTTGTGTTGCCATCAATTTTCCCCAACTTCAGCTTTTAAATTTGCTGAAACAATAACTGCTTTAACAGGGTCTGTTATTGCAACTTCAAAAATTCTGTCTCTTGACCAACCTAAACGTCTCCAAATAGCACGGTTTTTGTATTTACCAACAGCCCCAATACTTACCCAATGTTCGTTAGAGTACGTTGATCCACCATCATTACTCCAGCGCAACATAGCTTGTGGGTTTTTACCTTGTCCTGTTTCCAAACCAACTCCAGGCTGAAATTGAATTTGAAGCTCAGAAAAATATTGTCTTTGTAAATCGCTTGTAATGTGAGGCGCACGTCTGATTCTGCGAATAGTTGAACCGTTTTCTGTGTAATTGTTGTTGTCTAAAGAATAAATTATTCCGTTAGCATAATCTCCCACCAAATAAGAATTATTGAAAAACGCACCACAATTAGAACGATGTCTATTAAATTGAGTGCCATCCCAAGATAACCATTTGTGCCACATTTGACTAGCAAGATCATAAACCCAAGTTATATTGACTGAAGGAAAATTTACAACATAAAATTCATGACCTTCAAGTTGATATGTATAAGCAATAGCATCTGATATGGTTTGATTCAATAACGTTTGTTCAACAGCGTGAGTAGAAATTCTTGTAAAAGTGTATCCTTGTACAACCCCAATAATTCCTTGACCTCTGTTGTCTTTAGATACGAACATAAACATTTCAGAAAATTGAGCAACAGAACCGATAGCCGCACAACCGTGTTGCATCATTGTTCCTTGAATACGCTGGAATGGAAATGAAATAATACCTGTTACGACATTTCCAACATCAACCCAAACTTCAGTTGTTTGTTGACCTAGTAAATAAACTTGTCTGTGATTTGCAATTAAAGTAACAATAGGGTCAGGTGCGGCATCTTTTGTACCGTAATAAGCATTTGTCGATAAACTTGATCCAAGGTCTGTACAAGCCCAATTTTGAGTTCCTACGTTGTTATAAATGTTGTAATTGTCGCAAACGTCTACAACTGAAGCGCCTTGCCATGGTCCATCAGTTGACGGCAAAATTTCAAACGTATTACTTTTGGCAATCCATGTGTAACGATTTGGACCATCTACAATATATGCTGTTAAACCGTTATTAGAAGTAATATTGTCTGATATAGATACAAAACCTGTACTAGTTCTAAGATTGCCAATTAACGTGTATGTGTAAGATGTTGTTACTTTATACACAGAAGCATTTATTACAACCAAAAGTATTGAATTACCCGATAAATTCCTCATAGCCCTTACTGGACCAATTTCAGGTTGAATAATTTGCGTTAAACCTGGAGTTGGATATAGCGCAACAACACCTCTTACACCTGGTTGTTTAAGAGGGTCTATTTCAGGATAAAAATTGATACATTCTTGAGCATCCTGGTAAATACTAGGCGCTTCATATGATGGACCAACAAAGCCAAAATCAGCCATTTTTTAATACTTTAAAGTTGTTCCAAATAATCTCAGCATAAGCAATATCTAATATTGCTAATAACCAATCTTGAGTAACAAAATAATAAATAATTGCACAAATCATAACTTTGGCAATCACCAATCCTGCTTTTAATCCAACTTCAGAAAACAACCAAGCCATAATTGGATTAGCCTCATGTCCAACATTTGTAAACAAGGCTTTCCAAGTTGTGTAAATATCAGCACATTGGAGCAAACAAAAGACAATAAATAAATAAATCATATCTTTTCCTTTATCTAAAGAAACCGCCTGACAAAATCCACCCAGCATCTTTGGAACGTGATGTAGTAATGACTTCATCATATCTAGACACTTTGGGTGGTTTCATATTTGTACGTTTGACCGTAGATTTGCCTTTTGCCGCAAATTGTTGAATCATTTGTATTTGTGTTGGAGAAGCCTTGCCATATGAAGGCATTAAATATTCAGCCAAACACCATTCAAGAGCCATGTTATAGCCTTGTGGCAATGTAATCGTATCTGTTAAATTGGTATATTGAGAAAACAAAGTATCGGCAAAAAGATGCATTTCGCCTTGGGCTGGATTAGGCCATACGAAAATGTTACCTAAAATTTCTGTTGGCTGATAATAAAATGCTTTGGGCCATGGTCCATTTAGCGTTTTTAGACCAATCAATTGATAGCTGTCATAGTCTAAAACAGTCAAAGGATAATCTAAACCGCCATTCACAATCGGATAACCGTTGCTATTGGTAGCTATACGTACAAACCCCGAATTGATTGCTAATGGACGTGGATAAAAAGCGTTGATTGTTGTTGAAGACACTCCTGTTGGGTAATTTACATTGAGTTGGTATGTTCCCGCTTCATTGATATTTCCCCCAGCTCCACTACCAAAAGCAACAATCTTAGTGCCATTTGTTATACCTGTACCGCTGATTGTCTGATTCAGGTTTATTGCCCCTGAAGTGATTGAAGTAACAGTTAAAGTTGTTCCTGATATAGAACCAGTAAACACAGCACCTATTTCTCCTCCTGGTCCAATAGTGTATTGAGTTTGACCTGACGTAAGAGTCCAAATTATTTCAGACTGATAGTACACCATCATTTCTTCATTTGACCATTGGTCAAGCATGTTTAATAACATATTAAAAGCGTCTTGTGCCGCATCAGCTGTTGGGACTTCTCCAGCCTCCAATGCGCCAATGTCTTTTAATGCTCTGCTAATAATATCATTTGGTGTAGTCATTTTTAACCTTTAAGCATAACTTACTTCAATTAAAGAAGTAACAGGCGGGGCTTGAGTAAATGTTAATGTTGTGCCAGAAATAGAATATGAATTTTTATTTTGATAGACACCATTTATAAAAACATTAGTTGTATTTAATCCTACTGGTAATAATGAAAGTGTAAAGGTTGTTTGGCTTCCTGTGCCTGTAAAATCTGAAATTACTGGAATTGACCCTGCAATACTACTTATATTGTCATAAGTACCTATTGTTACTCCAGCAGATGTTTGAAGTACAAATTTATACAATACAAGTTGATTTAACCAAATTTCTCCGCTAGGAACTCTACCACTAGAATCTAAAACAATAGGATTTGCTTGAGCTATTGACCCACTATTTGAAGTGTAAGTTGCTTGTGGAGTTGTTGTGCCTGCCAAATAAGTATAAATAAATCCTCCAGCCAAAGGAACACCATTATTATCAAAAAATTGTGCTCCAGCACCAGCAAAAGATGATAAATATACAGTCATTTTTTATCCTTGTTTAATTTAATACATAGTTAGTAAAAGTACCATCAACTTGTATTACAAAATTAACTCCAGTTGACACAGATGATCCAGCAACAGCAAATTGAATAATTAATGAAGAACCTGAAGAAGTAAATGTGAAAGAATCAGTCGTTCCAGTTGTTGTTAATGCGTTTCCAGTTGAAATTAACATAGTTCCAAAATTATTAGAATACACCGCTTCTTTATAAACTGAAAATGAATTACCACTTGTGTCTGCTCCAATAGCAGTAACTTTAATTGAACCGCCATTGGTTGAGTTTGTGTTTAATGTAAAAAATGATGTTGCAGTTGTAGCTATTGTTTTAGAATATTCAATTCTTAAACCGTTTTTAAATTCCCATACTGGTGTAACAGTACCACTAATTGACCTTTGAATTAACGGACTTCCATCTTGTGAGCCACCAGTTGAACTATTCAATGTAGCACCATAACCTACATAATTTGAATCTGCTAAATTTCCAAAAGTTAAAAAAGGAAAATTGTTACCAGAAGATAACCCTTCTTTAGTAATTTGGAGTCCACCACCATAAGTTGTATATGAAGATAAATTTCCAACATATTTATTTGTACCTGTAAATCCTGCAAATGTATTCCCAAAAGCCATTACAGAAGATGCGCTTGCAATACTTATTGCAGTAGTTCCACTTCCTTCTAAATCACAATTAATCATTACGCTTTGATTAGTGTATTGAAAATCAAAACCAATACTTGGAAATCCTTCAGCCGTGGCATTTATAAATGTAACTTGGCAGTTATATGCTTGATACATATAACCTCTAAAAGTATTAACTACAGTTGTAGTTACTTCATCTGCCCCACTTGTTCCAATAAATGCAACAATACCATCTGAACATTCTGATTTTTCAATGTAATTATGTTGTGCGCCAAATGCACCTTGATGAGTATCAATTAATATTCCAAATCCATTTACAGCAATAAAACCACCAACTTTTACATTTTTAATAGTACAAAGCCAAGCACCTTGTAAATAAATTCCATTTGTATATGCGTTACCAGCACCATTTAATGTGATGTTTTCAATACAAGTATTAGTTAAATTTGTTCCTTTTATTGCATACAAAGGTGCGCCAGAAACACCAGTTCCACTATATAAAATAGTAGCTCCTGGATTTCCAGTTTGACCACCGCCACTTGTTGCGGCTCCAACTAATCGAATGCTTGGATAAATAGTTAGTTGTGTAGAACCAATGTTGTATTTTCCAGTTGGAAAATAAACTGTGCCACCATTTTGAGAATTTACATAAGAAATTGCACTATTAATTGCACTAGCATCATTATTTGAACCATCACCAACAGCGCCAAAATCAAGCACATTTGCGTAAGCCCCAGTTATCATTGAATATGAAACTTTAGTCAAAGACATTTTTTTATATCCTTATTATGTTGTTATTGAATTTATTTCATCTGCTGTTAGACCAAGTGCAGTTAACTTAGCTAGTGCAGATGCTTTAGCATTAGCAGTTGCTATTTGTTGTGCAGTATAGTTAGTTTGTAATTCAGTTAATTTTGTTTCTACTGTTGCAGGAACAATTATTACTTCAGCATCATTAACATCTAAACAAGTTAAAGAACTAACGTCATTACCATAAATAGTTACTACGTTTGAATATACTGATCTGACCGCATCATGTATTGTGGGTTGCATTATCTAATCTCCATTAATATGATTACTGCTGTGCCACTCGCATTGTTTATATATACTGCATCACCAGAAGTTATTGCCGCGGCATATAAAGTATATGTTGTTGAAGATGTTGTTGATGGTGAATCTAAATAACTAATTGCCAAAGATGCTTGAGAAGGACTCAAATTTGCATTTAATTCACTAAAAGATTGATTCAACCCACTACCAGATGCTAAATTTGTTGAATTTCTATAAATTGTGTAACTGGCTTGTCCATTTGCTACTAAAGCCAATCCATAAGTAGAAATTAAAACAAGAATTTTACTTGTAGAAAATTGAGGTGTAATTGAAGCTGTTAATCCAGTAGATGTAAAAGATGCCGCAGTTGTTGAAAAAAGACTTGTTAATGTTGCCTGTACAACTTGAATTACAGACCCTGTAGGCAAAGCGGCTACTGCAAGAGAAGTTGCATTGCTTAAATTAACAGAAGATGGAGTTCCTAAAGCTGGTGTGACCAATGTTGGAGAAGTAGCTAATACATTATTACCAGTTCCAGTATTTGTAACACTAACAAGGTTTTTGCTTGCATCAGTAGCAACAGCACTTGAGGCAGTTAAACCACTTAAATTATGTCCAGTTGTACTCAAAACCCCTGTACTAGGTACAAAACTAAGTTTAGTACTAGATGTTGTAATTGGATTATTACCACTGGTTGCACTAACTAAAGTTGGGTAATAAGTAGATGAACTAGAAGTATTGTCTGTTGTTGCTACATTGGTTGCGTTTGTAGCTGTACCAGCTGTTGCAGAATTTAAATTAGCTACTTGTGTAGTTGAGGCTACTGTAAATGGCGCTGTTCCTGTTGAAACCGTAGACGTAATCACGCCTGAAGCAGAAATAGTAGTAAACGCTCCAGTAGATGCTGTTGATGCGCCTATGGTAGTTCCGTTTATTGAACCGCCTGTAATGGATACGCTATTAGAATTTTGATTGCCTAACGTACCAACAAGAGTAACAATAGCATTACTTGCTGAATTCAACATATAGACTTTTTGATCTGCTACATTGATAGCTATTTCACCTAAAGTCAAATTACCAGTTGTAGGAGTATTACCGCCTGTAATTGAATAATAATGTTGTATTGGGGTATACCCTGTTTGTGCCATTACACGCTCACTTTAAAAGTTTCAGGTGGAGACCAAGGTGCTTTTGTATTGACGTTTTTATTCAAAGCATCTAATTGCTCTTGTAACCTAGATTCTATGGCATTTACACCATTTTGAGTTGAATCTTCTCTAGCCCAAGAACATACTGTCTCATGTTGAATACTGTTGAAATCGGGTTTTGGTGTGCGTTCTTTTATTGGCAACCATCCTTCTGTTGCAACAATATTTGTTCCGTCATTCACAGAAACAAAATAACGCACTTGCGTAATTGTTTCGTTTTCTGAATGAACTTCAAGTATTTTCCAATTAAACATCAGAATGTACCCCCATTTACACCGTGAGACGTTCCTGTCCCACCATAAGTCGTAGCAACAATAGTTCCTTGCCATGTTCCCGTTCCAATTGTGCCAACAGTTGTCAAACTGCTTGTAACAATAGTACTGGGCAATGTTGTGCCAGTTAAATTTGATGCCGCTAATGACCCGCTGAAAACAGTCGCAGTCAAAGTACCCGTTGAAGGTTGATATTGTAGTTTTGTTGAACTTGTGTATTCAGTTGCTACGTTACCACTTGTTTGATTGGCAAACAAAGGGTATCTTGTGCCCGTTGAAGTTGTATCGTCAGTTATGGTTGCATAAGCAGTTGGCAACACCCAGCTGGGGGCGCTTGTGCCGTTTGATTGCAAAACATATCCAGATGTTCCAGCGGACAAAAATAACGTGCTTCCTGACGCAGATTGATACGGAATGTACCCAGCTCCACCCCCGCTTAAATTCGTTGCACTCGACACCGATAAAGTGTTTGCTGACACCCAATTTGGGGCTGAAGTACCGTTTGATTGCAAAAGTTGAGACGCAGACCCAACTGCGGTAAACCCTGTTGCACCAGTTGCGGTTTGATAAGGAATTTCCCCAGCCGCACCGCCTACGATGTTTGAAGCAGACCCAACTGAAAGGGTAGATTGACTAACCCAAGCTGGAATTGCTCCAGTTCCTAGCGTTTGTAAAATTTGTCCCGAAGTGCCCGCAGATAAGAAAGCAGTTGCGCCTGAAGATGTTTGATAAGGGAAAGCATATGTGGAACCCCCTGCCAAATTAGTTGAAGAAGTTGCTGTTGCGGCATTACCACCAATAGACAGCGATGATGCTGTTCCTGAAATATTTGTGCCCGTTATTGTGGGCGTTGTTGTAAATGTTGGTGTTGTACCGCCTACCAATACGCCAGTACCCGTAGCAAAAGCTGTTACGCCTGTTGCAGATTGATAAGGAACAGCTCCAGCAGAACCACCAATGATGTTGGTTGTATTTGTTGCGTTTGTTGCGTTTGTTGCGTTTGTAACATATGTATTACCTATAACGCTAACAATTTGATTTGCTGTAGCCGCAGTTGCGTTTGAAGTTGCGTTTGCGTAAAGCAATCCAGTTATACCAGTAACAGCCAAATTTGTTGTAGTTGTAGTTGTGGCTGAAAGAGTAGTAAACGCACCCGTAGATGGCGTTATATTGCCAACTGGCGTATTATTTAACGCTGTAATCGTAATACTTACGCCTGTGATTGACCCGCCCGTGATTTGAGCGTTATTGGTCGTCATTGTCGTAAAAGTGCCCGTACTAGCGCTTGTCGCACCAATAGCAGTACTATTGATTGTGCTGTTTGTAATCGTTGCTTGATTGATAACGTCTGAACTAAGTGGGGGAGAGAAAAACTCCCCCCCTGGTCCAACTAATCCAACGCAAACGCCATTTACATCAAATATTGCCTGTACAGGGACAATATTCGTTGTGACGGTGACTGCGGTTTGATTTGACATCAGTATGGAATACAAGTCATAACAATCACATCACCAGCAGACATATTTGCCGCTAGTCCAGTAGTAATTCCATAACCCGTTACAGTTACTGATGTAGTGCTACTAGCAGTCTGTTGTAAAAACAAAGCAGAACCATTTGTAACATCGTTTGCAATACACATCCAACCATTTGGCGCTGTTGGCAATGTAATCGTGCCGTTTGCCGCACCACCGCTTCCAACTGTTACAGCAAAACAATTTGGCGTAGCGCCTTTGATTGTTGGCGCAGTACCAAAACCGCTTGCAATAACTGGTTGTGAAGCAAACGTGTTCAAAAGTACCGTGTTGGGGGTATTTGTATTTGCTACTTGATTGGTCATGATTGGTCTGCCATTGGGGTAATGTAAAGCGTTGTTGTGCCTGTGCTTGTAATGGCTGACATTGAGAACCCGTTGGGAGGTACTGCAATTACCATTGGTGAAGTCATAGCAACGCCTAAAATTACCGTGTTAGTAGGGCTTCCAGCTGTTGGAAGTACTGCGGCTGGAGCAGTCAACGAATTTAAAGCATTTGCTTCTGCTATTGTCAAAGCAATAGGGTTAGCAGACGTATTTAAAAAACCGCAATAATTGATCTGATCGTTACCCGCTGGGGTTACGGTCAAAGCAGTTGATGCGGTTGTTGAAACAGCAACAGCATAAGATAAACCGACTGGTCTAAATACGCTTGTGTTTGCCATAATTAAGCTCCATTAGTAGCTTGTGGATAACCTTCAACACGAACAACTTGAAATTGATAAACCCCTGCGGCTGGTTGAATAGCAGTTGCCGCACCTGAAATATTTTGAAATTGAACAGTCAAAACACCAGCTGTAGCAACATCAACATTTGTTATTGCAATGTTGGAAGTTTGGTTACCTTGATATTGTTGAAAAGACACAATATCAGTTGTTTGCAAACCAGCAATAGGGAAAGTTTGAAGTGAACTAACAGACGATGTTGTTAATGAAGCTGGGGTGATGTTTGGGGCAATGTAAAAAGTCTCGTGAGCATTACCACGGGCAACGGTTGTAGATGACATGATTTTTCCTTTGAAAAACGATTAAATTGTACTGTTAAATGTAAAAAAAGCCACCCTTTTTGGGGGTGACTTCTCCTATGGAATCAGCCCCGATTAGCTGAAATCGTAACCATACACATATACATCACCTGTACCAGTTGCGCCTGACGCAGTTGTTACATCAACGTATAGAGTTTGGTTTTGATAAGACAAGCTGGTTGAACTTGAATCAACATAAGCAGTTCCCAACACGGATGTTGAAAGAGCCGCAATTTGAGCAGTTGTCAAAGCTCCAAACAAACTGGATGGTGAACCAGCGTTTGTAGTTGTGATACCTAAAGCTGTTGTTGTTGACAAAGCCACAACCGCACCAGCGTTATTCACGTTGGTAACAATCATTTCTTTTGGCAAATAAGCAGTTGAGTTAACAACTGGTACTGGCGTAAATGCTACAGCATTAAGGTTAACGCCTTTGGCTACACCGATAAGACGCAACGCTTGGTTCGTTGTGACGTTACTTGGGTGAGCCGATACTGTGGTTTGCTGGTCCTGGATTACTCATTTTGTATTTCCTTTAGGTTGATTAAGCGGCAATACGGCAAGACAACTCAGGGTAGAGTGGTGCCCATCCATACAGCACATCAAGACGTGTTGGGATTGAATCGTTGTTAATTGTGTACTGACGTACTACACGCATTGACAAACCGACTTCTTTATCACTAGCACGACCAGCGAAATGTACACCTTCAGGCAACTCAAGGTCAGCTACTGCAAGCGTGAACGCATTGCGGTGCATCATTATGTTTTGTGGACTTAATGTGCCTGTGTTGTTGAATGGAGTAACTGCCGCTGTTGTGGAAGTTGAACCAATGATGATACTGTTTTGGAATTGACCGCCAGTAATAATCGCTGGAGAAACCTGAACGGAAGCACCGCCAGTACCAACAGAAGTTGTACTCATAACAACAAAGTTACGTAATTTGCCTGAGCCGTATGCTTGACGGTTTTGTGGGTTAGTCGCATATACACCAGCAATCTGAATCACGTCACCAGCGTTCAATGTAGCTGTGCTAGACGCTGTGTTGATTGTGATTGTGGAGAATTGTGACCAGCCACTTGTCAACGAACCAGTAAAGGTTGTTGTGTTAGTTTGAAGTGAAACGCCTGAGTATGAACCAAAGGTTTGTGACACAACGTTTTGGTCTAATTTCCAATTAACCCCTGCGCTGTCCCTGCCCATTAGCCCCTTGCGGTATTGCTCACCAATCGCTTCTTGTGGCACGAACAAACCTTTTAAGCTGTCAACGATTGTTGCGCTTGTAAAGGGTTCAATGATACAAGAACGTCTGCCATCACGTGGTGCGCCTTCAGCGTCAAGATAAGCACCCGCTGTCAGGAAGGTAATCAATCCTGTTGGGGGCGTACCAGCAACACCAACGATGTTAGCTGTGTTGTACAACGCAGTATTTAAACCGTCTCTGTCAATCTTGTTAGCAATAGCGGCAACAGCTGGTTTCAATACACGATCACTAAACATATCTAAAGATAATGCAAGATCTTGTGTAGTAAATTGAGTGTCTACGTGGAATTGCGTGGAAAGTGTGACAGGTACGCTTGTTTCGTTGAAGTCTTCTACATTAAGCGCTGGACCAGTAGTACCAATAAAACGACCAGGTCTGCGGACGTTCACAGTATTACCAATCTTTGCCCCGACAACCGCAAATTGGTCATCGTAATTTC